CTTCTTACCTGATAGTTCTCTTGCCGAATCAGCATCTCGTACATCTGCTCGGATATCAGTTGATCTACCTTTAGAATAGGATTTTAGTGTATCCTTGCTAAGTTCGTTTATGGGAGTATTAATTCCGGGAACGGCCATTACGCCTTCCATCAGATTAATGAGTTTTCTCATATTGTTCATAGCATACCTACCTTTAATAAGTTAGGCTTCTTTACACGACCAAAAAGTCCAACATCGTCTTTCTTTAGATTTTTAGGATCGTTAAACCCATCGTAATCCTTCGGCAATGTAGAATGATCGTTTTCACCAATGTGGCTTAGTGGATTTGCTACGGTTGTAACTTCTCTCTCTTTACGGACCTTTTCTAGTTCCTTTAGGAAACCGGTATTATATTGTTCGCCATATGCAGGTACTTCTGTAGCCTCATGGTCTGTACCAAGACGCGCTTTATACTTTTCTTTATATTCCGGCGAACTTCTATCAAGGTAGAGATCGGTTTCAATTTGACGAGGGTCATTGTCTGAATATACAGCCAACTGAGCTGGTGAAATTCCGAGGCTATTACAAATATAGATTCTAAGAAAATCTAGAGCACCCGGATATCCAAGTGTTATATCGCAAATGAATACCGGCGTATTCTTTACATTGGGGAAGTCCAAAGGACTTTCTTGAATAGGTGTCTTTCTAAATGCTGACGCAGATTTTAGATCATACTTCTTTAGGCATGATTCTAGCATGTCGATTGTGCCGTCGGCCATTTCGTTCACAGCAAACTTCAGAACATACTTATATTCTGTCTTAGTTTCTGCTACGTAAGATGTGAATGATTTCTTTTCTGCCATAGTAACTCCAGTGTTATTACTATTTATCAGAGTTTTCTGATTTACCAGAGACTATATATTTTAGAAGTTCGTTTCTATCGAATTCGCCGCCGTTTGCATGTTTTCTTTCCCCGTTGCCTTGTTCGAGGTCGATCTGCTCAGCTCTAACTTTCTTAAGCTGCAATTCAATCATTTTTAACTTTTTATCGGCTTTTGCGTTCTTAGCATCTAAAGCAGTCTTGAGCATCTGCCCTGCTACTTCGTAAATTTTTCCGGCATGTAGGTCAGGTACATTGCCGCCTAACGAAATTAAGTCTTCGAACGTCCTGACTGCCTTTGATGCAATAGAGTCCATTTCGTTGTCGTGTGCCTCGAGTCCTAGCACAGTAGGTAGGGCCAAATCTACTCTCTCTGCTGTAGATAATGCTGAACAGATTGTAGCTGCCTCGAGCATAAGTTGCTCTCTAGATTTTGAAGGCGACTCTTCCTCTAGCGCCGGCTCTGGTTGAGCGGGTGGCAGGTTAAAAAAGTCTTCCATTTTCTTCGTCATCAAGCCTTTCCTTTCGGGTTATTAAATATATTTCCCTCATTCATAACCCTGAACGTCATGCCGTGATTCTTGGCAAACGCTTGTGCTGCTGCCCATTTAAAAGTATTCAATGCGACTGCTGCCTTAGCCTTTTGAGATTTAGCTTGTTCTAAGAACGTCTCCTTGGCTGGCTTTACTTCGATAATCTCTGCCCTTTGATTACCTTTAGCGTCAACATAAGTTACTACAAAATCTGGCACATACACAGTGTATTTACCGGTAAACGGATTCTGATAAGGTATTTTAAGAGATTCGCTAGCCCAACTGGTTATGTTCGAATTCGAATCAAACATCTGCATTACTTTGAATTCCCAGGAGGAACGAAACATTATAGGATAGGTTCCTACATATTTGGCAGGATTTATTGGCTTATATTGTCCCTGTACATAAGAATTCATTTAAGACCTTATTTCTCTTGCCTGTATACTGTACCTATTATCCACACTAGTGACAACACCAACCTGATTACCAGGGTCTCTTAGCATGTTGAATGATCTGTAGGCTTCCTGTGTAAAAAGTAATCTTCCGTTTGCATCTGTCTGCTCTAGTAATGTCTGCGGAGAGACACCTAAAATACTAGCCATATCAATAGCTAAACCAGACATTGCATCTGCATACATATCACCACTACCCCTAGATAGGAAGTAACATCTAGTGGTGTTGTATGATTCCGGTGAATAATTACCTTGTACCCCGAAACCTAGAGCAGCCTGTGACGTTGATCCTGGATTAGGAAAGAAAGTAGGCCCCGTCGAATACTTAAATGTATTTGCAGGACTGCCTTGAGTTGTTTTTACTGTCTTCTGCGCACCAAAATAGGTAAGCATCTGCGAGCTAAACCTGCCTATTGTTGTCAAATTTGGATTAGCCATTATCCGCCCCCTATTATTCTATTCACGTCTTTATATGCGGTGCTGAGTTTTGATGCAGCCGAAGCAAACGGTCTAGTTGATATTGCTGGTGCCGATTTTGGATAATATGGTGTCGGGGAAATATTGGCGAGGCCATCCAATGCACTCGATGTAACTCGACGAACAACCTTGTCGGAAACGGCCGCACCTACTACTGAGCCAATCTTTGATTGAACATTTTTTCCAACACGCTGCAATAAAGGATTATCGGATTCTAATAGAGGATTATTTGATTCAATGAAATTTAACAATGATGCATTAAACGCTAGTGCGGGTAGTTCTAGAAATTCGCCATGCTTAAACTGTTCTATATTAGATGTGTTATTCGGTTCCCCACCACCTAATTTCATATTCTGAATTGTATAGTATGCATATTCGTATTCAAACGTAAATGTCAATTCGAGCGTTCTATCAGATGTTGAGTAATTTAATATATCGTGTGTAAATGCAGCAATTCTAGGATTAACAAGGGTGACCTGGTTAAACCTACCGCCGTGTACCTGGTATATATCGATTGTCTGAATTAAATTTCTAACATTACCTACTGTTTGAAGATTAAAACCGAAGTTATGATTAGTAAGAGCATCTGCAATTATATTTTGAGTATCTTGCTTACTGCCTAATGTATCTGTCGGCATTAACGATCCAGTTGGCGGACGTTGTCCGAATAGATCTTTTACTGCACCCGGTAAGCTTGCAATCGCAGGATTTAATTTAGGAATGAATTGCTCAATCGATGGCGAAGTTCCGTTATTTGTCGACTGCATCTTTGCTTCGTTCTTTCCTGCTTCGTTGCCATCTTTGAAATAGTACCTGTAATACATTTCCCAGAATTTAAGAGTCTTTCCGTCAGCAACATCGTGAAACACCATCTTTATAGGCTCATATGCAACCTTAGTCTGACTAAGTCTTTTTCTATTATACTGGTTAAGAGGGGTAGTCTCAATCTTGAATGCAGGCATATCAACTGACTTAACGAGAGGTGCCACAGCTTCCCAATTCGGATTATTAAAGTATTGAGAAATATAATAAGCAGTAGTACCTACCTTGTTTAGCTTTATATCAACATAGAACTCAAACGGAAATCGTGGTTGATTTCTATAAAGAGAAAGACTATCTTGATTATAGACATATGTTGCATGACGAGAACTCTTCTCATAGAAGAATCCCAATCCCGTTAATGATGTTACTGTGCTTGAGAAGGATGGCATAATATATTATTTATCATCGGTAATTTTGCCTTATTATTGTGTAATATAAAAGAAAATGCCCCATGTTATGGAGCATTTTTGTTATCCTAGATAAAGATAATATTAACCGAAAGTTGTTCCGCCGGTTGGGCTTGCCAAGTCCGGATATGGATTTCCACCAACAGTTGTTCCGTCGTTTGTATTCGGACCAGAAACGTTTGTTGCATTATCGAAACGAATTGTTAAAGTTACTATGTTTGGATCACCGCTTGCATAGTCATTGTCGCCATAGGCAGCAGCCTGAATCCAGCAACCATCTAGTACCCATGATTCTAGTTGATCATTATCAGTACCGTCTAGCGCATGAACTTCCATAGTGAACTTATAGTTAATACCGGCAACAGCACTAGTCTGTTCGAAGTGATTCATCTGCTTTTGAACTTGAGCACCGACAGACGAAATAACAGAGTTTGTGATATCATCACGTAAAGTAATTTCGAGGGGATCGAATGTGTGCTTGCCCATAATCCACGCTACAGAGTTGTATGCATCAAGCTGAACTTCGTTGTACGTAATTTTAGGACGGGTACATGTAACCACGTTTGCAGTCATCTCGCGCAATCCATTATTTTCGCCGAAGTTCTGCCAGATAACTCTAAAGCGGTATTTTTGCTTGGGGTGCAGAATACCAAGCTTATTTCCATCTAATGGA